TCAACTAACCCTCAAAACCCCTGCATTGCCTCCAGAGTGTGGACATAATGTGGACATTCCACTGAGGGGATTGTAGCTCACAGCGTCCAATAAATAGTCCGGCGCGAAGTGAGCGTAAGTCATTGTCTGTGATATGTCGGAATGACCAAGAATACGTTGTAACGCGATAATATTTCCGCCCTTGATCATGAAGTGCGTAGCGAACGTATGACGTAGCGCGTGCGCAGCTTGCCCATCTGGAAGATTGGGCTTTGCTTCCTTCATGCGCAGACGAAAGGTTTTATAGCTCACGCGGAACAACCTTCCTGACTCCCGATGTTTCACTATTTTTGCAATGTCGTCAGATATGGGAACCACTCTCCGATCTCCATTTTTAGTGATCGTAAACATCACCCTGTTACCGACAATGTTTTCAGCCTTAAGCTGGTAGGCTTCACCCCACCGAGCACCAGTGGCAAGTAGCAGAACGGCAATACGGTAGTAATCACCAGAGCACAGGGATAACAACCGGTTTACTTCCGACTCAGTGAAATACGACATTTCCGTTTTAGGCTCTTTCAGTGCTGAAATTGCTGTTACCGGATTCTCACCGTGAAACTCATCAATTTCAGCCATAGCTTTAAACACGCCACTAAGAGCAAACAGGTCATGATTTATCGTTGAAGCCTTAATCCCCTGCTCCAGTCTGTATGCGCGGTAGTCGATAAGGCATCGAGCATCAATCTGGTAAATCATGGGATCCCCCATATCCTGGCAAATGCAGTTAACAGCACTAAGCCTGCGGTTTGCATAGTTCTTATTCCGCCCTATTAACTGCCACCAAAGAGCAATGAACTCGCTTAGTTTTCGTTTATCAGCTGGTCTGTTCAGGTAATCATGATTTTGATACTTTGCAATGATGCTGCGCTCAAAAGCATGTGCGTCTGCTTTCCTATCAAACTTCCGCCGTATGCGCTTTCCGTCGCGCCCGCGCGGCCTTACATCCACTTCATAGCGACCATCTTCGAGTTTCTTAACGGACATAAGAAAACCCTCCAACAGTCAGATCACTATCCTGGTAACAAATAGTAAAAATGTAATGTTTATATAAAGTTAACCAATCTGTTTCCCGGAGGGGTCTGACTGAATTTCGTCTGGCCCATTGTGTGCGAGAGCCGGTGCTATTTGGCCTCGGCTCGGGTCCGTACGGTCGTACATGAACCACTCCTGGTACTTATGGAACCGTGGATGTCCAAAGAGCTTGATTGCTGACTCAAGAGTCATTTTGGTCGTGTCGCGCTCATACCCGCCATAAGTTGAATAACTCAACCCCGTTAAATCAGTAAGTTGGCGTTTAGTAAGGCGTTCAGATTCTCTGATAAGGCTTAATTTCTCACCTTGCGTCATTGACATAATGCTTTGATCTCGTCATATTACCCGATATCGGTCATTTGGTACTTAACTAAGCACAATGACCACCTTTAGGCAAAGAGGCTACATTAGCCTCAATATGCCTCAACGTTGGAGTCTAACAAATGACACAATCACGAGAAATCGAATTAAACGCGGGATCTCAACATTTACGGCAATTCCCATTAGATGTAGCCCGCGTTGCACGCACTTGCAAAATGACTACTTCGCAGGCTGACGGCATCAGGGACATGAACACTGAAGAACTTCAAAAGCAGATTTTCGTTACACCTGTTGAATTCGCCTACCTGACAGGCAGAACCCTCAAATCAGTTCGTAATCTGATGGATCGCGCACAACTGCCAGTCCACCGCGAGGGTATGCCAGGTTCAAAACGTCCAAAACGTTTCATCATGCTGCAAGAATACTGGGACGCTGTAGCACACTGCCGCGCACTAATTACCCCGGAAGAAAAACACTACATCGACCGCCTGATGCGAGATAAAGCAACTTATCGCCGCACCACTGGCAACAAACACAATGTGTTGAAACGTAATAGCCGTTCCACCCTACAAAACCGCGCATAAGGAGTAATTAGTAATGCGAAAACAGTATTCACAACACGGATCACATGCCGGAAGTATTCACGGCGCTGTACAGGTCAGTAAAAACACTTTCGCTTATCGCGGTTTCACCATTCGTAAAACGCCACGTAATATTTTTAACGCTCGTCAGACTTATTTGATAAACAAGCGTGACGATAAGGCAGAAACGGATAATTACTATGGCCGTGATTTCGCATTAGCAGAAGCCTGCGCCACGATTGACCGTATGTTAAAAAACAGCAGTTTCTTATAAATGAGGACTGCAATGATGATGGAAATGATGATCGGCGCAGTGCTCTTTATATTTGCAGTGCTGATTTTAAATCTGATTCAGTTTCTGATAAGACGGCATTGCAATAATGTCAAGCAACAGAAAGAGAAGCAGGTTTCTGAGTTCAAAGCCAGACGCGAAGAAGTAGAACGCAAGTCCCGCAGACAACTGTAGCAGGAACAAGATATGAACAATAACGCTCCATCACTTGCCAGCCTGTTAAGGCAGGGTTGCCAAGTCACGCACTGCCGCAATACTCGCGGTTGGATCGAGTGCCCAGACGGACGGTTCTTTAAACCAGAACCGAACAAGGTACGCTTTATTAAAGGTATGAGTAAGCCTTTTGTTTATACGAAAAAGATAAACAAAGGTTTGCTTATCACTCTGGTAAGAGCATTCAAAAAACTACTGTAGTGGTAGGAGGCTTACGTGTTTACTGAAGAGAAAACATCGTGGGAACGGGAAATGCTGATTCGCGAAGCGGTGGAGAACGCGGAGAAAGGTTTTACTGTTAATTTAAAAAATGGCGCACGCATTGTTGTAACTCCTGACAGTCCATCAATTGATTTAATTATTTATGGTCTGGAGAAAACAATTCGCGGAAATCATGAGCGGGCTCGAATGACCTTTATTGATTTTCTTTATTATTGGCATGAAAGGATATTTAAACAGGTTAAGCGGAAACCACGTCCTAATCACTAGCTAATCAGGTTTGAAAATTAAAGGCATTCATTATGTCGGGCTTCATTTTGCCTTTTTCAGGAGGTTGCCATGTCGGTTAAATCAATAAAACTGGAGAGCGGAATTAGTGATCCGGACTTTATGGAAATAAACACCAATGCACGGAAAAGCGAACGTGCTCACCTTCTTGGTCTGCTGCGTATTTTTATGAGCCAACTGAAAAAGGAAAGTGCCACTCAGGAAGAAATTCATTTATCAGTCGAGCGGTGGATCAGCAACCGCGAATTAATCATCAGTGAGGATAAAAGCTTATGAACAACATCATGTTAGATATTCGCGTATTGGGGAAATCCCCTGATTCTCCAGTGTTCGCTATTGAGTGCGTTTTTTTCGAACCATCAACGGGGAAGATTGGCCCGCAATATTACCGTGCAATTGATATCAGAACCGTGGGCGGTATTTACCCTGAAACGGTTTTACAGCTCATGAAGGGGGATGCCGAACAACGTGCTGAGGTTATCAATGCTACCTGTCGAGAGATTGATGCTGTCAGTGGCGTCTGTCGTTTTATCAAAGACAATGCCTCAAAACACGAAAAACTCATTTGCTGGTCAGCCGGAGACTCAGCAGACGTTGCTACGCTCGCGTATGCTCTTTCCCGCCATGGTCTTGGTCCATCATTACCGTCTTTCGACATTCGTTACCTATCAACATTGATCCATATCGCTGGCGTTACCGGGTATGTCCCGCATCCGCGCCGTTCTACAGCGACTTATATGCTGACAGATGCTGTTTATCGCGCCGAGCAGGTTTGCGAGATCTGGCAGCGCCTGACTTCCCCACACCTCGAATCGTTGTGAGGTTGAAAATGATTAAGTCACCTCTGAAATGGGCGGGTGGAAAAGCTCGCGTTATGCCGCAACTGCTGGAGCATTTGCCAAAAGCTGATTGTCTGATTGAGCCATTCGTTGGTAGCGGAACCGTATTTATGAATACGGAATACCGTCACTATGTGCTTTGCGATAGCAATCTGAATCTGATCAACTTCTTCCGTCAACTAACAGGCCGACCAGAGGACACAATTTCTGCCTGTCGCTGGATATTTAGCGGCGGGAATAATGCCGAGGAATTTTATAAGCGGCGAGCTGAATTCAATTCTCTGACCCAAAAAGCGGACTTAGATCCGGATGCTGCGTTGCTTCATGCTGCGTATTTTTTGTACCTGAATCGCCATACGTACAACGGTCTTTATCGCGAAAATCTGAAGGGGGAATTTAACTCGCCCTTTGGAAAATATGCCGCGCCTTACTTCCCTGAAAATGAAATGCGTTTGTTTGCTGAAAAGGCCAATGACACGAAAGCGCTTTTCCGTCATGGCGACTTTCGCGATTCAATCCTTGGCTCTATGCGGCTGGCTCATGAAGCAGTTATTTATTGCGACCCCCCATACATACCGGCCAGCAAAACAGCCAGTTTCACCACCTACGGCAAGCCGTTTACCCTGGATGATCATCGCGCCTTGGTTGCAGCCCTGCTCAATGTTAATCACCAGTATGGTCATCGCGCGGTGATATCCAACAGCGACACCCCGGAAACCCGCGAGATCTATTCCGCTTTCAATCTCCACTCCTTCAACGTTCGCCGCTCTGTTAGCGCTAAAAGCCGCGATATGGCTGGCGAGGTGATCGGTGTACTCCGCATATCTCACAAATTTAAAGAGGTGGCGTGATGGTAATTGACTCCATCCTGTGCCAGTTGGTCAGGCATGAAGAAGACGACATTCCGGGGCTGAATATGCTAGTCGAAACCATGGGCGAGATTGAAATCGTTTGGTTTTGCCCTGCGGAGAAGGTGGGCCTCAAAGGCTTGTGGGTGCATTGGCACCAGGTGGCTTTTTACGGGTTTGATGACGAGGTGCCATTCTGATGCCTTCTCATACTTTCTACAACGAAGTCGATGCCGGGTATGCTGCCCCCGGCACAACCAGACTACCGGGGAGAATCCTCAGGATCATCATCATTCCAAAAATAATCGTCATCATATTCAGGTTTGGGCGGTGGTGGGTTTCTCGGTATATCCGCCAGTTTCATTTTTCCTTTAGCGATATCCACTTTGACGGCAGGTGCTGCGAAAACGGCGTCATAGCCGCGAAACATTCCATCATCTGGAAGGAGGTTAACCAGGCCAAGCCTTTTCAGAAACTCGCAAATACTGACGTAATCCCCCAGACCAGAGCCAGTTATAGCTCGGTAGATAAAGCCATTGTGGTAGACAGCTACCGGATATTCCATGGAGCCCCAGGGATCCTCCGGCTGTTGCTCAAGCCACTGGCTGATTTTGTCATCGTAATCAGGTCGTTCGCATTCCCGCGTGTACCGATGTTCCATACTTCCCTCTTTTTCATGATTAGTTGTGCCTGGGTGAAATATGAGCACAACTAAATCATCCGTGCAAATAAACCCGGATTTATCAAAAGCCAATGGCCGTAATGAGAAGGTGAATTATGCCTATGTCTGGAATTCACCGGATTATGACATTGCGGCCGCCAACGGACTGACCTCAGCTCCAGCATCGTCACTCGCAGATGATACCGCTGTTACCGGAGGCATTACCTATCTCAATCCCGAGGGGGAACGCAAGACGCTGCCACCAGATGACATTATTGAGCTCTGCCCGACAACCGGACAGGGCGCGATAGAACGCGATCGACTCGCTCACGAACGTCGGGTAAAGCATATCCGACGCCGTCTTCAGGCTCTGCCTGCATTTATCCGTTACCGTTTCTCACGGCAACTGGAGGAACTGGGCGAGCAGGATCCATCCAGAGCGGTTAAATGGTTGTTTGGCACATTCGAACGCCATGTTTTACGCCGCGTTGATGCGGTGAATACGCAATACCTGCCACAAAGTACGCTTCCTGCAATTCTTTTACCGCTGCGTGATGACTTTCACCTGTTGCCGTGGGCGGACAAAAAACGCCTGAAAAGACTGGCGTATAAGCTTGCGAATCTGATGAAAAGCGAGTTTATGCGCGAGTTTGATTTTCAGTACGAACAGACAGCCGATCTGGAGTTTTCCTCGCTCTATGCCTACGGAGCCATAGCCAGCAAAGCAACGACGCTCAATCTCGCGATCCCTGGCTGGCAACGTTACTGCGATGAAGAACTGGATGCTGACGAAGCGTTGCGAGCAGCAGGAAGGCTTCACTCAGAAAAATGGTGGCTAGGCAAAATTCGCCGCATCCATGACCGCTGGCGCGAACATCTGATGATTGCAACGGGGTATGTCAGCAAACACGCCTCCCCGAAATGTTCAGAACCCTGCCTGAAAGAGTGGGCTGCGCAGAAGAAAGCAAACTTTGAATATCTCAGTGCTATGGAGCTTGAAGATCAGGATACCGGGGAGCGTTCGTCATTGTTTGACAAGGTCATGTCAAGCACAGCCAACCCAAAGATAGCGCGCCTTGAGCTGACCACCCGAGCAGCAGGATTTCAGGAAATAGCCGATGACATGGGGTTAGTCGGAATGTTCTACACCCTCACGGCCCCATCCAAATGCCATGCAATGCATATCGCCACGGGCAAACGCAACGATAAATATCGGAATACGGATCCCAGAACGACCCAGAAATATCTTTGCAAGGTATGGGCACGCACGCGGGCTGCATGGAAGCGCCGGGGTATCCGCACATTCGGTTTTCGTACTGCTGAACCTCATCACGATTCAACACCACACTGGCATCTCGTGCTGTGGTTCCGTCCTGAAGACGTGGAGGAAGCAACCGAGGTTTTCCGTATGCACGCCCTTAAAGAAGACGGCAACGAGCCGGGGGCGGACAAGCATCGCTTTAAGGTCGAACGGGAAGACAAGAGTCGTGGTCGCGCAATCGGCTATATCGTCAAATATATTTCGAAAAATATTGATGGTTACGGCATGGATGGTGAGGTGGATAAGGAAACCGGCAACCCCATCAAAGAAGAAGCCAGGCGCGTCAGGGCATGGGCTTCACGCTGGGGCATTCGTCAGTTCCAGCAGATTGGCGGCGCTCCCGTCACGACATGGCGCGAGCTTCGTCGCCTTGGAAGTCGCGAGCTGGTACTGCACCCGGAGATTGAACCCGTTCGCGCAGCTGCTGATGGCGCAAGCTGGAAGGACTACGTCCAGCTTCAGGGCGGAGCGTTTGTTGAGCGCGACCTGCTGAAGATCCGCCTGCACTACAGCACCACCGAAAACGGCAACGATTATGGTGATACGGTCTCAAAAATCGAAGGGATTTACTGCCCGCTGGCGGGCAGCGACGCCATCATCTACACCCGCACCGCTCAATACAAAATTGTACCGAAGCGCAAAAGCCAGGAAACAAAGGGTGTTGACCTTGATTTTCCAGGCGGCAACGCCGCCCCTTGGAGTTCTGTCAATAACTGTACGGGGCGCTCCGGAACGGACGAAAAACCACCGTTAAAAGTGGCGGTGCCAGCTGGTACCACACCGTCAAAACCGACGATGCATGCCGGTATTGATCACCCGGACAGTCAGATGACAGAACTTCCGCTGAATATCGAAGATTTGCGCCGATATTCACGCCAGCAACGGCAGGAAATCACCAGCAGACTGAAAAACTTTGGCCGCGAAAGCTCAGATCAAGCCTTCGAGCGTACCGCGCGCGGTCTGCGCACGTCTGTTGATGATGAAACTGCGTTGACGTGGGGGCCAAAAGTGGCAGCTGCGAAAGATATGAGCCTGACACCGGACGAGGCAGAACGGCGTTGGCGAGAACAGCTGCGGACCGAGGCGGAGCGGCGCGCGGATAACTATGCCGCTGCAGTTGCGGAATACCAGAAGAAAAAAGCCGAAGCGGCACTGCGGCAGGAACAGCAAAGAGAAGCTGCGAAACGAAACGGAGTCAGCCAGGAAACCATAGCCAGCATTGGCGCGCAGCTGCGTAGTTGCAGAATTTTCGTCAGTGATGACGTTGTGCGTTCGATTGCTGGCGGTGCCCGCGTTCGCCACGGTGGCGGACTGATTGCCATGAGTAATGGCCGGTTGCAGGAAGTGAAGGCATGGCGTGCCGGTGAGAAAGATAAACCGACGTCTGAATACGTGGCGGTATGTGACCTTGTCGTGCGCTGGAAGAAAGCAGTTAAGAAGAAATAACAAACTGAAATTAAAGGAGAAAATTAAACATTTGGAGTCGATTGGGAAAGAAAGCCAAATGAGATCCTGTCGTTAATGGGGTAATTTGCGGGATTTTCATCATGTTTTTAGTCGACCTTGCATTCCCGCCATTTTTCATCGCGGCGGCGTGATGTCAGTAACACCTACTTAAACTCGGTGATTGTAATTGTCTGATTATTGGTTTTTTATGTACAAAGGACTAGACAATACACAGCAAATGGAGGCGTTATGCCCGATATCACGAAAGACGATCTTTTATACGACGATTACAACTGGAAAGCTAAACAACAGGGTGATGACCCTAAAAAAAAGAAATCGGATGGCGAGCGCTTTAGCCGTTATGAAGGCTATGAAATGCTCTATCTCTTGAATGAAGGTTTTTCCGATAGCAGTACGATGTCAATCGAAACAAAACAGCGTATCGAATGGTCTATACGCGAACTCCTCCCATCTGGTACTCAATCGCGCAAAGATGTAGTGCATTGGGTAGCTAAAAATAAAGAGGAGCATGCGAAGGCATATAAAGAATATCAGGCAAGCAATAACTGATCCGGTTAAACAAAACCCGATCAAGAAGTGAGTTCTGCATGTTATAAAAACACCTCGTAAGAGGTGTTTTTTGTTGTGTAGAAGTGCTCTATGTTCCGATAGTGGATAAATGCGGATAATGTTGCACTTTTTCATCTATATGGTTGTCTATAGTATAGGTAACATGTGAAAAGAGTTAATCAGTAGCCATGAGAAGGAGGGGTTATGCGTAAAGGCATATTTGGAAAGGTACTTCGTCAGTATACAGACGCAGTGGCGGCTCATGTTGACACCCATCTTGAGCAAACAGACAGATACCGCCTTACTGTCGATGCGAATGGCAATGCTACGTTGAACACTGAGAACCCTGATGTTCAGGCTGATATCATCAGGAAAATGAAACATCTTCGCAAATTACATAATCGTGCAAACAAGGATGTTGCTTGATGGCTCCATTGATTATCACAGTGATTCTCGTGTGTGGTTTTTGGTACACCGAGAATCACTACCAATCGCGTATTCACCATGCCAGGACAAACGGTTGGTCTTCTTACTTTTATGTTGCAATGCATGGGTGTCGTTTTGTTGCCCAGGGGTTCCTTTTGGTTCTTGCGGTATACATGGTCGCCTGGCTGCTGGGTATCATTCCGTTTGTGATCAATCTATTCAGGGACAAGCCATTAGAATGGCATTTTCTTGAGTGGTTAGTTGATGCAAAGGTTATGGGGTTACCACTTTTTGCCGTCACCTCAATGCTTTTTGCCTGCCTTATTGCTTACTCGGAAGGAAAAGATGCACGTAAGGTGATGGAAAATGAAGATGCCAGGCAAAAAGCATACAGGGAAATGGCATCAAAGGATTCGCTGGAAAGTCTATTGGTGCAGGCAATTGATACCGAAATGCTGATCTTTGTGACACTTAAATCAAGAAAAGTGTACATCGGGTATGTAGCTGCCCCACGTGTTGAGTTTCACAGTAGCGCACACCTTGAAATCATTCCGTTCATTAGCGGTTACAGGGATAAGGATTCTTTGCGATATAGAGAACAGCATCGTTACTACGATCTCTATTTAGCAAAAGGCATTACCTTTGATTCCACTCCTTTGAACTTACAACATTTTCGACATGTGATTCCAATCGATCAAATTGAAGCTGTTTCGCTTTTTGATGAAGACACATATGGTGATTTTGAGCAGTTCTCTGAACCACTGCCAGATGTAAAAGAATCTCCTGTACCGCAGCCCACTGCTTAAGAATGAATACAAAATAAAAGCGCCTCTCATGGCGCTTTTTTGTTTGCACAATAGCGCACAATTTTGCACAATTTTTTTGAATCAATTTATGCCCTTTCCGGCCTGTGCTGGCGCGGTCTGAGCCGGGATCCGTGCCTGCACAAAAAAAGGGGCGTTTGTCGCGCGCAGGTGACGGGGGAACAGCCCCCGCAACAGGGGCAGGAGGGGGATCCCCTCCAGATACGCTGATCAGCGTCGTAATTGCTTCTTGGCGTGTCGTTTCGTCATGCGTTATTGTGTTTTGATGGTCAGGGAAAGCGCCTGCCAGCGTGGCGCTGAGGCGCTCTGATGTGATCGATGTTTTTAGAGGGTTTCCGGTGTCAGTGCGCTGAACCAGAAGGGAAGAAACACAGGGACATTGAAAGTATTTGATGATGTTTCAGGCAGTTCGCCATGCGCTGGCCGGAACAGTCAGCGCTGGCGGTGGTTTATGGTGGGGAATTGCGGGTTAGTTCTGATCCAGCAGTGCGTAAGGGTTAAACCGGATCACCTCTTCATCCAGCCAGTCGTTGACGTGCTTCATGGCTTCCATCACAGGCATAAGCTCGTTAATCGCATAGACACGTGCAGCTTTCTCCACGTCGCCAAACGATCCCTTTTCTCCCGGCATCGCTCCCATCAGCTGCGGTGGCACCCGATGAGCGGCAAGGATATCGTCGCGGGAAGATGCCTTGACGTTCATGAATTCATCTTTCGCGGTGATCTGCTGAAACGGCAGGATCTGCACACCATCTTTGCCGCCGCCAGGTGCATGCAGCAGGATATTCTTGAAAGCGCCCTTACCTCTGGACTCTGACAGCGTTTTCTTTACCACCTCAACACTCTTGTCGTTGGCCTGCGCCGAACTGATGTAGATGATACAGCCCGCATGAGAGCCGTTGTCATAGTACAGCTTGCGGAACGTATCCGCAGAATGCGCCAGGCTGGCAGACAACAGCCCGCCGATATACTCCGGCATGCCGTAGATTTCCTGATTGATATCAGGATTCATGATGTGACACACATCACCGCGCCGGAAGGTGTACTCTTCCTTCCCTTCCTGCACATACCAGTAAGTATCAAGGTCTGTACCCCTGCGCGTATATTTCGCCAGGGCGTGCCGTAGCTCCAGTGGTCCGCCGAGTCGGTTAGTGCGCAGCTCAAGATAGGTGTTACCGAAAACAAACCAGTCAAGGGCAAACCCGGAGAACGCCTGACGTGATAACAATTTGTGGGGGATAAAACAGCCGAGCAACACATTGCGCTTAAAGTACAACGCGGACTGATGCCATGACGTTTTGCGCGATGCGCGCGCAAGCCCGTACCAGTCAACCGGCGTTTCAAAGTACCGGCCATTATCGGCGCAGTACATGTTATCCAGCAGATCATAGCTCTCTGCCCGGTAAGGGCCGTCAAAGCTGAAGGCACTCAGCGACGGGGCACTTCTCAGTGCGTCAGACAGGTCGCGCGATGTGGCTGGCTGGCGGTTGTAACTCTTTTTACTCTTTTTCATCAGAACTCCATCGCGAATCCACCGCTGCCGTCTTTTTCCTGTCCCAGCGGTTCGTTGATAATGGCGAGCATCGTCGCCCAGGCAAGATCGCCATGGCTGATGCCGCGGGATCGGTCAGTGTCATAAGTGATAAACCCGCCTGGTGTCTTAACCTTTCGCACGGCATTGAACGCCGTCACAAGTGCCCGTTCACTGCGATCGTATTCCCAGCGACCGGCGCGAATAATATGGAGCATCTTCAACACCAGGGCGCGCTTCGAAGCCAGGTTAAAGGTGTATGGCACCGCCATGGGGAAGAACTTTCTCACTATCTGGTAGACGGCTTCACCGTTACCACCGGTCACGTCGATGCCAATGTGCTGAACGCTATATTTAAACGTCAGGTTTTCGATAACTTTCGCCTGCTCTTCGAACTCCAGCCCCTGTACCTGGATAGTTTCTATTGTGCGGAACTTACCACCGGGCACCAGAGGTGGCACTGTGACGGATACCCCGCCGCTGTCACCCTTACCACTGCTGCCGTTGGCGTCATAGCCAATCCAGACTGCGCGTTGTCCCATTGGTCTGCTGGCGAAAGGTTTCCAGTCGGGCCATTCGTCGTAACCGTCAGCCCCGCAGCCGATCAGCGCGTTAAGGTTGAACGCTGACTCACCATCCCGGACGAATTCGCACATGTACAGGTTCTGGAATTCATCGTCGCTGTTCTCATCCTGTATCTCTTCAAGGTCGGTATACTCCCAGCCATGTTCTATAACGTCTTTCAGGGTAACAATCTGACGCCAGGTTTTATCCGGACACAGCAGGCCGCTGTTGAGCGTCTTCCAGGTCACATCAAACGCCTGCCGCTTCGATTTGGCGCGCTTTTCGTTCCAGCGATCGCCCGTCCAGAACGGGTAAGCCTCGTGCGTTTCGCCTGATGGTGTGGAAAAGTAGGTTCGCGTCAGTCCTTTCAGTGTCGCCATCGCCCCCGCCACTTTGCGCAGGTTGGTGAAATTGCTGACCCAAAAGAATTCATCGAATTTCAGGTTGCCTGTGTATGACTGCGCGGTTGCTGCTGATGTACCGAGAAAGTGCAGCTCTGCGCCGTTGGACAACACAATCTTGTCGCCCCCCTTCAGCTCAACGTCCACTTCTTCAGCCACCTTCTGGATAAATCCCCTGAACTGGTGCGCCTGACGCCGGGACGCCGACAAAAATATCTGGTTGCGCTGATACGGGTATTTCACATCATCACGCAGCGCATCAAGCAGCGCTTCGCGGGCAAAATACCAGGTGGCACCAATCTGGCGCGACTTCAGGATCATACGGTTACGGTGGTGGCGCTGCTCATACCATCCGCGCTGATGCCAGGAGAGGGAGTCGAGGATTTTTTCCCGCAGTGCCGTGATCTGCTCATCGGTAAAATGGTTTTTCAGCTTGCGTTTGCGCGTTTTTTTACCAACAGCCGCTTCTGCTGGCTGGCCGTCATTCAGCTTTTTCAGTTGCCGGGTCAGCAGGTCAATCTCCTTGAAGTCGCCCCCGGTCTTCTCGTTCTTGTCCGTCAGCTGGATAAGACGAGCATCCATGGATTGCGTGACACGCTGGATAGCGGGCGTTTCGTCCCATTCGTCGCGTTTCTTCCACGAATAAATTGTGTTCTGGCTGATACCCATCAGGCGCGAGATCTCAGCTGGCGGGTAGCCCTGCCAGTAGAGTTGTTTTGCGCGTAGCCGTACAAAAGCGTCCTGAATCATCTCTTCTCCCCTTGTATGCCGGGAAGATTACCGCGCGCGCGATCCCGCTTTCGCCCTCTTTCAGTTCTGTGCCTTCAGCGACAACAAAAGCACGTTGAGACAGCAACTTACGCTCTGTCATCATGACCATAAACCAACCAGTAACAGGACAATCAGCATGGCGAGCACCGCAAAACCAGCCCGCAAAAAGTTTCGCGTCGCCGTTTCTGGCGCCACCGTTGACGGTCGCGAAATCAGCGGCGAACACCTGAAAGCGGCAGCAGAAAGTTATGACCCGAGCGTTTACGCTGCGCGTGTGAACGTGGAGCACTACCTGTCAATGCTTCCTAACAGCGACTTCAGCGCAATGGGGGACGTTACCGGACTCAGCGCCGAAGATATTACCGATGGCCCGTTGAAAGGCCGCACCGCACTTTATGCGGAGATCGAGCCTTCGGCACGTATGAAGCAGCTCACCGATGAAGGCAAAAAGGTGTATTCCAGCATTGAACTACACCCGCAGTTTGCGCTGAACGGCAACGCCTATGTTGTCGGGCTCGCCATGACGGACACCCCGGCCAGCCTTGGCACTGACCGTCTGAAATTTGCCGCTCAGCAACGCGCACAGGTCATGGCGTTCAATAACCAGCAAACCGAGCCACCGATGTTTACCGAAGCGATGGAGGCGGAGGTTATCGAACTGACGCAGCAGCGCACTGAAGAAGGCAAGCAGTGGCTCAGTCGCGTGATGGACCTCATCGGCAAAGGCCGCAAATCCGACAGCGAGCAGTTCAGCCAGGTGCGTGAGGCCGTTGAAAATGTGGCGCAGTCTCACTCTGACCTCCTCGATCGCTTCAATTCACTGGAGAAGAAGAACAGCGAAGCCAGCCAGAAGGTTGAAAAACTCACCAGTGAATTAACCACCCTGCGGGAACAGTTGCAGACCCAGGACAGTGACCAGGCGTCCCGCTTTGCTGCCACCGGTGGTAATGGCGCGCAGCTGGTTGATTACTGATTTAACGAAGAGAGACAGACTAATGACAATCGTACTTTCCGGGAATACCCGCACGCAGCTTGAGCTGTACATGCAGCGTCAGGCGCAACTGAGCGGCGTGACCGTCAGCAACCTGACTAAACGCTATTCGGTGGATCCGTCAGTGCAGCAGCGGCTGGAAAATGCCGCCAAAGAAAGCACCGAACTGACGCAAAAGATTAACGTCATCGGCGTTGACGATCAGGAAGGCGATAAAGTCCTGGTTGATACCACCGGGCCGATTGCCCGCACCAACTCCAGCAGCGACGGAGTGAAGCGCCGTAACCCGGTGAGTACTCACGAGCTGGCTGCACGTCGCTACCGCTGTGAGCAGGTCAACTACGATACTTTCATCAGCTATTCACAGCTTGATGCCTGGAGCGCTCACGCTGATTTTCAGGCCCGCGTCAGCCAGCAAATTGCCCGACAGATTGCGCTTGACCGCATCATGATCGGTTTTAACGGCACCTCGCATGCGTTGATCTCCGATTTCGCCACTAACCCGCTGCTTCAGGATGTGAACACCGGCTGGATGGAACAAATTCGTAAGCATGCAGCGGCCCGTGTCATGTCAGATGTGACCATTTCCACACGCGACATGGATAACAAAGTCACCGCAAAGGGACAGTATGGTAATCCGGATGCACTGGTGCAGGACGTCCGTTCTTCTCTGCTGGATGAATGGCACAAAGACGCGCCGGATCTGGTGGTGCTGATGGGGCGTGATTTGTTCAACACCCTGCGCCTGCCGCTGATTAACGCGATGAGCACCACCAACCCGAATACAGAACTGATGGCCGGGCAGTTGATTATCTCCTCGCGCTTTATCGGCGGTCTGCCAGTGTACCTTGCGCCATTCTTCCCGAAAGACGCCATGCTGATCACCTCCTTCAGCAACCTGTCGATCTACTTCCAGAAGGGGTCTCTGCGCCGCCTGATGAGGGAAGAGCCGGAATACAACCGTATCGCAACCTACCAGTCGATGAACGATGCCTACGTGGTGGAGGACTACGGCAAAAGTGCACTGATTCAGGGTATTAAGTTTGCCGACGCCCCTGCTGAAGGTGGCGGTGCGTAACTGACGGCACGGGCGCAGGCAATGCGCCCGTCATAACGGAGGACATAACTGATGCTGACACCGGCACAGAAACATTTTCAGAACGTCATGGCGCAGCGTACAGGGCTCAACAACGGTGAAGAAACCCTGGGCGAGCGTACTGCACACGAGCAGATCCTGTACCGCCTTCGCCTTGCGCAGTCACGGTTAAGCGGGATCCAGTCCAGGGCAGCAAAAGCGGACGTTAAAAAAGAACTTCTGCCCGATTTTGCCGGATGGATTGACGGCACGCTTGAAGGCGACAGCGGTCGCCAGGATGAAGTGATCACCACCCTGATGGTATGGGCGGTCGACTGTGGCGATCTGACGCTTGCCCTGCGTATCGGTGAGTACGTAATACGCCATAACCTCAGTCTGCCTGACAATTTCGGGCGTGATGCCGCGACGGTACTGACAGAAGAGATCAGCAATCCGATCCTGACGCTGGCAGGCACCGACCCGGACGCAGATTTATCCGGCTTCATCACCCCGCTGGATACGCTGTGGGAGATGGTCGCGAACCGTGATATGCCTGATGAGGTGCTTGCCAAACTTTGTAAAGCCTGCGCCTTCGCCCGTCGCACCTCCACTGACCCGGAGACGCAGGGCGCTGCGCTGAAGCTGCTTCGCCAGGCGATGCACCTCAACCCGAACGCCGGTGTTAAGCGCGAGATCGCCGCATTAACCCGCGCACTTAAAAAGGTTCAGGGTGCTGGTAGTGATGTGTCCACTACCACCGAAAGTGACGCTGCTGCAGAAAAGAAAGAGCCTGAAAAGACTAAAGCCAGCAGAGCGCCGCGCAAAACAACCACCGGGAAGGCCAGTGCCGCCCGCAAGAGCACGAAAAAATAATTAACGACTTCGACCCCCGTCGACAGGCGGCGCGACCGGCGATCTGAACCCTCTCCGTGTTCTTTTTACCGGTCGCCCACCGCCTGATTTTTCCGGAGAGCACCTTATGAGCATGGTGGCAAAACCCAGAGTAGAACCGGCAGAAAACGACACCACCGATATTGATGACGGTGAAGAGAAAGTCACTGCCGGAGCGTTCTGGCCTGACATTGTGCTTCGGGAGCTGCGTCTTGCCAGCCGCATTCCGGGCAGGACAACCACTTCACGGCTGATGTATGTCACCACCGAAGCCGTCGCGCATGTTACCGATGAGCTTCAGGAGTGGCAGCAGCAACAACTGGCAGAAGGCTACAGCACGCTGGCGGATGCCCCGACCATTAAACCGAATGGTGAACCTGAAATACCGCCGCGAAAAATAAACGGCGAGAGCATCAATATTCACCGCTACCGCCGTGCGGTCTACGCCGCCACGCGCGCACTTATTCTTGAGAACGCCCGCGACGTGGACACGACCAACAAGAGCGACCGGAAAGCCGATGCGCTGGACACGCAGGCGGAAGACCTCTGGCGCGACGTTCGCTGGGCTATTGCCGATATTCGCGGTGCTCAGCGTATCTGGGCGGAGCTTTGCTGATGAAAGTGAAGGCACTACAGGGCGATACCGTGGATTTACTGTGCTGGCGTCATTACGGCACCACGCAGGGGATGACGGAGAAAGTGATCGCAGCCAATCCTGGGCTGAGTGGACAGTTATTCCTTAATCCTGGTCAGGAGGTGGAACTACCGGATCAGGAGCAAAAGAAACAACGGGAGATGGTACAGCTATGGGGCTGAATATATTCCAGCGGATACATGACCACATCACTTTTTTCATGTCGGTGGTGGTCACCGGTATCGGCGTAATGACTATCAGCGAAAAGATCGCGATGGCGGGTCTGCTGTTAGGGGCACTTTCGCTGGCCCGCGCCTGGCTGCACCGTGGCAGGATGGAACGGGCGCAAAAGCGCCGTAACGATCTGATTGCACAGATCCTCAGCCAGTCTGAAGCCAGGAGCCTGTACGAAGAAGAACGCCGGGCGCTTGATCTGTTACAGCATGACGGGCATGCCGATGAATCTTCCCGTTAAGCGCTACGCCGTCGCCGTCATTGTTGCACTGGGGATCTCGCTGGCTCCGGAAGCCCTGCGTACATCCGAAGAAGCGCAGGTGAAAATTGCCACGTGGGAAGATTGCAGCGCCACCCCATACCGTGACATTGCGGGAGTGGCAACGGTCGGCTGTGGATCAACTGGCAATGTGCAGAACCGACTGTACAGCGAAAGCGAAGTGGCGAAGCGCTGGGTTAATGACCTGCGTCATGCAGAGAACTGCATTAACCAGAATTTTAACGGTGCGGATATGCCACAGTCTGCGTTTGAGTCCATGACGGACGCGGCCTACAACCTGGGCTGTTCTGGCCTGATGTGGTTCAAGGACAGAAATGGAATGCGCCAGCGCACCACTATCTGGAAACTGGCACAGGCGCACCAGTGGGCTCCTGTGTGCGACCGGCTGACCGATTTTGTTAACAGCAGCGGGAAGCGTGTGCCGGGATTATTCAACCGCCGCACCGATTTTAAGGCCTGGTGCCTGCGAGATGTTGAGGCACAGCGATGAATCAGACAATCACACTTTGCCTGCTGCTGGCGCTGGTCACGGGCGGCTTGCTCTGGCAGACAAACCAGCGTGGAAAAGATTCGGTACGCAATGATGAGTTGTCCCGTGAGCTGAAAAGTACCGGCGAAATCATGGGTGAACTGCGGGCAATAAAAGCAGACGTCACTGCTCTGCTGGCACAACGGCAGGCAGATGAACAGCGACGAAATGCACAGGGGGAAATCAGACGTGATCAGATGCGCGAAGCAACGAAAAACGATACGTGCGCTAACACTGTGGTGCCTGTTGCTGTCAGTAACAGCCTGCAAAAACGCCCAGCCAGTACCACGGGTACAGATAGTGCACGAGCCAGTGCCGGAAAGCCTGACAGCCGCGACGCCGCAGCCGGAACTGGCAAGCCCCGTTACCTGGGGCGGAATAGCCAACTGGAGTGATCGCCTTCGCGATGCGCTGGATAGCTGTAATGCCGATAAGGCTGCGATTAGTGAACTCGATATTCGCCGCCTTAAACGACTGACTGAGAACACAGGAGCCAGACAGTGACGTTATTTGATTTTATTGCTGAGCATCCATTCTGGACGCTTATTTATCTGCTGATCATTGCGGGCGTGATTGAGCGCTTCGCGCGTTAAAAAGGTGCCGCCATGCTGAAAATTAACTCACTGCGTGAAGCAATGGTCCGCGCCAGCCGCTGGTGTAAAGCCAACCCGGAGAAGTTCACAGTATTTGTCGAAAGCGGCGGTATTGAGACAACCGGCGAAACACCTTCTTTTGCCTATCGCTATAACCTGGTGTTTTTCGCTATGGATTTTCCGGGCGATATCGACGACTTCACCTTACCGCTGATGGCGTGGCTCTGGCGCAACCAGCCAGACCTGCTGCTTAATCCGGAGAATAACAAAGATGTTAAGTTTTCAGTCGCCATCAATGACGACGACAGCGCCGATATTCTCTATGAAATCCCGGTTCGGGAGCGCGTGAAAGTCAGCCGCGATGAAGACGGAACCGTCCACGCGGAACACCTGCCAGAACCCAAACCCCGTATTCCATCAGCTGGCGGGGACTGGCACGCCGTGTTTGAAGACGTGAACCGGGAGACAGCCGTATGAGCGACGATCGCTTTCGTGAACTGGATAAGGTATTCAGCGATATCCTTGCGGGTATCTCTGCGTCTGGGCGGACTCGCTCGGCCCGTCTCATCGGGCAGGAAATCCGCCGCAGCCAACAGCAGCGTATCCGCGCGCAAAAAGGCCCGGACGGAGCCGCTTACCCACAACGCAAGCGCCGGATCATTCGTTCCCAGCAGGGCATTAAGTTTGTCTGGAATAACGAAGTCCGGACGCTGAAAAACTGGCACGGTGGGCGGGGCAAATACGGGCGCACCATCACAGGATTTGACACTGACCGTAATGACATTCGGACGTTTTACCGCAGCGATATTGATCGTTATCTGGAGATTAACACGCGCTCGCTGCGCCGAGACACAGCCCGTAAAGCGCCAATGTTTGAGCGCCTGCGCACGCTGCGGTTTATGAAGATGCGCCCTGATGCGCAGGGTGTGACCATGGGTTATGACGGTGTGGCTGCGCGTATTGCCCGTGTGCACCAGTACGGACAGCGCGATCAAGTCGGGCCGGGTGTTGTGACTCAATACCCTGTTCGTGAACTGCTGGGCCTGTCTGCGGCGGATGAACGTCTGATTTACAACGCCACCATTAACAGCCTGGGAGGTGCCGTACGATGAACGCCGAACTGATACGCCTGCTGGAAAACATCATTCGCACCGGCGTAATTTTTGCCGTTGATGAAAAAAAATGGCGTGTCCGCGTGCGTAGCGGAAATCTGGAAACGGGCTGGCTGCGCTGGAACACACCACGGGCGGGGGCATTCAACATCTGGATCCCGCCTTCCGTTGGTGAGCAGGTCTCCATTGCCTGCATCGGAGGCAACCCGGAGACCGCCATTATTCTGGGGAGTCTGTACAGCAATGACCACCCGGCACCGGGCAGCAGCATGAAAGAAATCGTGATAACGGCACCGGACGGTGCAGTTGTCCGCTACGACGCCGATGCAAGCGAGCTGGAAGCCACTGGCATGAAAACCGCGAAGATTCAGGCGGCTGTTGGCGTCATGCTGGATACGCCCGTTGTGGAATGCACAAAGCATCTGAAAACCGCCACGTTTGAAGTCACCGAAGGCGGCGATATGCGCGGTGATATTACGCACTACGGCGGGAAAATGACCTCTAACGGCGTGCAGGTCGACGACCACGATCACGGTGGCGTGCAAAGAGGCGGTAGCTGGACGGAGGGCACAAGATGACGGCGACTTACACAGGGATGAATCCCAACGGCACCGGCACCCTGAACGATACCGATCAGCTGTGGAATTCAGTGAAGGACATACTGACCACGCCGCTTGCCAGCCGGGTGATGCGACGTGATTACGGCAGTCTGGTGCCTGATCTGATTGATGAGCCGCAGAATGATGCCACTCGTCTTCAGTGCATGAGTGCCGCCGTTATCGCGCTGGCACGCTGGGAAACCCGAATTGCGCTCAACACCATTGATATCCGCTGGTCAAATGACGGACGAGCCGTGGCAGAACTCTCCGGCATTATCACCCGGAGTATGCAACCGGCCAGCGTCACAATGACGCTACGGGAGAGCCGCCATGGCGAGCGTTGACTTATCGCAGCTTCCGAAGCCGCAGATCATTAAAGTGCTGGACTTCGAAGAGATCCTTGTTGAGGTCAAAGCGGACATGATTGCAGCATTTCCGCAGGAGCAGCAGGCCGCTGTTGCCGCTGCGCTTGAGCTGGAATCTGAACCGATGAACGCCATTGCCCAGGTATTCGCCTACCGTGAAATGATGCTGATGCAGCGCATCAATGACGGGGCAGCGGCGTGCATGCTGAGTCATTCCAACTTCAGCGACCTGGACAATCTGGGGGCCAACAATAACACCCAGCGTCTGGTCATACAGGAAGCTACGGATACTACTGAAGCCGTCTATGAAAGCGACGCTGCATACCGGCTGCGTATTCAAAGTGCGTTCGAAGGGCTGAGTGTAGCGGGACCAACCGGCGCATATGAGTATTTTGCCAAAAGCGCCAGCGGTAAGGTGGCTGACGCCAAAGCAACCAGTCCGTCACCTGCCGTGGTCGTGGTCTCAGTGCTTTCCACGGAGGGAGACGGAACGCCAGACCCGGCATTACTGGCAACTGTCAATAAAGCGCTGTCTGCTGATGACAAAAGGCCGGTCGCAGATCGCCTGACGGTTCAGGCGGCGGGAATCGTGAATTATCACATCAACGCCGTCCTGTATCTCTATCCGGGACCGGAGTCTGAACCCATCCGCACCGCCGCAGAGGATGCGTTACGGTCGTGGATAAGTCAGCAGGGCAAGATAGGTCGTGACGTTGCCCGCTCCGCCATTATGGCGGCACTGCATGTGCAGGGCGTTCAGCGCGTGGAGTTACCGGAGCCTGTCAGCGATATCGTTATTGACGACACGCAGGCTGCGCGGTGCGAGTCATTCACTATCACGGTAGGGGGAACAGATGAATAACAGCCTGCTCCCGCCTTCCGCCAGTCGCTTCATGCGGGATGTGGAGAAAGTCACTACACGGCTTGACCGTGTTCCGGTAGACCTTCGCAAACTGTGGAACCCGGACGAATGCCCCGTTGCCCTGCTTCCCTATCTTGCCTGGGCGCTGTCCGTTGACAGATGGGATAAACGCTGGTCAGAACAGACGAAACGACAGGTGATTAAAGCCGCCTGGCTCGTTCACCGCCACAAAGGCACGATTTCGGCGCTGAAGCGCGTCGTTGAGCCTTTCGGTTTTCTACTGCGAGTGATCGAGTGGTGGCAGAGCAACGAGGAGCCGGGCACCTTCAGGCTTGAAATCGGCATTCAGGAACAGGGGATCACAGAGGAAACCTACCGCGAACTTGAGCGCCTGATTGATGACGCAAAACCCAGAAGTCGACACCTGACAGGTCTCACCCTGTCATTGCAGACAACGGGCCTCATCACAGCAGGTGCTGGCTGCTACACGGGCGATACGCTGACCGTATACCCCTATTTTCCTGAAACCATATCCGTGAGCGGTGGCAACTACACCGGCGCGGCAGTCCATTTTATTGATACCGTGGAGATCGCAGCAAATGGCGACTAAATATTTTGCCCTGCTAACCAATATCGGGGCCGCAAAAATGGCAAAAGCCACGGCTTTGGGTACAAAGGTTGAGATCACCCAGATGGCCGTAGGCGATGGCAATGGCGTACTGCCTACTCCTGATCCGGCCCAGACCGCGCTGATACATGAAATTCGTCGCGCACCGCTGAATATGCTGACCGTCGACCCGGCAAATGCCAGTCAGATAATTGCGGAGCAGGTCATACCGGAAGACGTGGGCGGTTGGTGGATCCGTGAAATCGGTCTGTTTGATAAGGACGGCGATATGATTGCGGTTGCTAACTGTGCGGAGACCTACAAACCGCAGTTGCAGGAAGGCAGCGGACGCGTTCAGGCCATCCGTGTGATCCTGATCGTCAGTAGTACCGAGGTGGTAACACTGAAGATTGATCCGGCTGTCGTACTGGCAACGCGCCAGTATGTTGATAATAAAATTATTGAGGTGAAGAGTTACGCTGACGGACTCATGCGTACCCATGAACAGTCGCGTAACCATCCCGATGCAACCACAACTGCAAAAGGTTTTACGCAGCTTAACAGCAGCGTGACGGATGACAGCGAGACACAAGCAGCAACCCCGAAAGCCGTAAAAATTGCGATGGATAACGCGAATGCACGGCTGGCTAAAGAACGCAATCTCGCCGATTTACCTAATCAGGCACTGGCCCGCCAGAATCTGCAACTGGGTAACAGTTCGACGAAAAACACCGGTACAACTGCCGATACCGTTGCGGCGGGTGATGATGCACGTATCACCGGCGCGATGCAGAAAAGCCAAAACGGCGCGGATATTCCAGATGTGGCGAAGTTTCTCCAAAACCTTGGTTTGGGAGCAGGCGCTCCCCCTATTGGAATCCCGTTTTACTGGCCATTGGCTGCAATGCCAAATACGGTCATGCCGGAATGGTCGGATATGGTATTTCTGAAAACCAATAATACGTCGTTCTCTGCCGCCGAATATCCAAAACTGGCGCTGATGTGGCCGGGTCTGTTTATTCCTGATATGCGGGGGGAGTTTATTCGTATTTTTGACGATGGGCGCGGCGTGAACCCGATACAGCCACTACTGGGGTGGGCGGACTCACGCCTCAAGGAGCATACGCATGTGTTACCAACAGGCAGGATGGCCGTTGGCGTGGACGATGTGTCTTCAACCTGGGTCGCGGTAGAAAACGATGTGGCCACCCCAAAAATATCTACAAAAACGCAGAGCGGTGGCGCCGGTGAAACCGCACCACGCTCAATAGCATTTAACTGTCTGGTGAGGGCAAAATAATGAAACCTGTTTTTGATGAAAATGGACTGGCTATTGAGCCGGGAAATGTCGTCTGCTTTTACTATGATGCAGCCACGGGAGAATACTGCGGGTTCTCTGATGAATTTATTCATCCTGGTGTCAGCATGCCGGGGTATTCAACGGATATCGTTCCAGGAGAGAAACGGTCGGGATTTGTAGCTGTATTCAACGGCACTGGCTGGGAGTACCAGCCAGACCATCGCGGCATTACCGTCTATTCGACTATGGACAGAACCCCGGAATTCGTTGATTACATAGGTGAGATTCGTTCAGGCTATACAACCGTTGCGCCATCCACTCAGTATGATAAATGGGATGGTTCTAAGTGGGTTACAGATGAGGATGCGCAGCGAAATGCGGCGATAGCCGACGCTGAAAAACTGCGTAGTCAGTTGCTGGCCCATGCCGATAAAGTAATGCTCGACTGGCGAACAGAGCTGATGCTGGGTGAAATAAGCGACGCCAACAAAGCTAAACTGTCGGCGTGGCTGGCGTATAAGAATGAAGTTAAGGCGGTCGATGTGACAACCGACCCTGGGCATGTTAACTGGCCTGTTCCCCCGGAGGCGTAGGCCAGACAGGTTTTGACGTATCAACCCGCATCAAATCAAGCCGGTAGTCCTGCCAGTTTATCAGGTCGGCGGCTTCTTCAGCCGTCGCTTTGCCTCTGTCAACGGCGTACTGTCGCCAGGCTATTTCACTATCCGCCTCTGAACGTAGTCTGGATTTCTTTGCTTCAGCTGAAGCAATCAATTCCTCAGCAGTTGGAGCAAGAAGCCCCATCGCTTCCGGTTCCGATATTTTAATTAACCCTTCCAGAATAAATTCCTCATCACAGTCATCTTCATATGCAAACACTGCATTGCTTTTATTTTTGAAATATTGCATTACCGTAACTCCGCCCATGAAGAAAATGCGCCCGAAAATATGTATTGCGCACCAGGTGGCACAATGGCAAATAATGTTGAATCTGAATCTGCCCCTCGCGCAAACGCCGTTAATACACCTCCAACATAGAGCCCTCTGTCTCCGTCACCCGTCTCAGGAATAGATACGCAGATTGGTCTGGTTGTGCTGTTGGTGTAAGTCACTCCGGCAGTTCGTGAAGCGGTAACATTCACCCAGGTCTGTCCCGTTCCCAGTGCCTTAGATGCATCTAACTTACTGTCAAAAAGATATTCAAGTCCGGTCCCGTTCAGAGTTGTATCAGACGGGAGAGCTACTGAACCTGAAAATGTTTGCTTCTGGGTAAATGTATTTTTAGTATCCGTTTTCGCGGCGCTGGTTAAGCCGAGATATGAAAGTAATCCGGCAACATCCTTTCCTGATAACGCTGTTAATGTGTCGTCTTTGTCTTGTTTATAATCAAACCATGCCTGTAAACCAATCCCTTTGTAAGCTGTATTGGCTGGAAGTGAAACACTTAACGTGAATTTCACTTCTCCAGTAAATGTGTTGTTTGCGCTTGTTTTTGCTAAATCTTCCAAACCAACGTTTTCCAGAACACACCACCACTTCTGACTATGTTGGCCATTTTCTGCAGTACAGCCAGAAATGACGTTGCTCGATACAATGCGGGCCGCTAATGCGTTTACAGGTGGAGTGATTTTCTATGCTGATTGGATATGTACGGGTATCAACAAATGACCAGAACACCATGCTGCAAATAAATGCGCTGGAAAGCGCAGGATGTGAGCAAATTTTTGAAGATAAAATAAGCGGTACTAAAGCGGAAAGGCCGGGATTAAAGAGGTTGCTAAAGACGCTTCAGGAAGGTGACACGCTGGTAGTCTGGAAGCTGGACAGACTGGGAAGGAGCATGCGCCATCTTGTCATTCTGATCGAGGAATTGCGCCAGCGTGGTGTTAATTTTCGTAGCCTGACAGACAGTATTGATACCTCTACCCCTATGGGGCGTTTTTTCTTTCACGTCATGGGCGCACTGGCCGAAATGGAAAGGGAATTGATTGTAGAACGGACGCGAGCCGGGTTAGCGGCAGCACGAGGACAGGGGCGCATTGGTGGTCGCCGACCAAAACTAACACCAGAAGAATGGGCACAGGCGGGTCGACTGCTCGCAGTAGGAGAGACACGGCAGCGCGTGGCTATGATATTTGATGTAGGTATTTCTACTTTGTATAAGCGGTTTCCGGCGTCTGGAGGTCAGTAAAATACACCTCCAGATTTGACTATTCTCAATACTGCGCAGCGCTACACCAACCAGGACAACGTGCTGTTTATCGAGTTATACGCAGTGTTGGCACCATCCTTCAGCCCGGTCAACAGATCACCGACAGAGGAAGACTGAAGCCGTTCGCGAAGGTCTTCATCACAACGCTGAAAACTGATTGAGAACTCTATTTTTTTCGCCTTACCATAACGGTCCAGTTCCAATCGGGTGGTTTGCAAGCCGGTGATAACATACATACCGTAAATCTGCCCCGTGCCATCAATCAAAGGCCAGGGGCGTCCGGTATAGGCCTGCGTGGTCAACACCGTCAGCGAGACCTCGCCGCCAGTAATTTCCGGATAAAGCACGCCGGAAAGCGTGATCTGATCTTCACCTGCCCCAATGTACTGCCAGCTTGCAGAACGGTTGATTCGCTCGTTTTTGACGTGCCGCCAGGATTTATTTTGCTGTAGCTGCTGATGGGGTAGCGTCTTCAGCTCAAACACAAACATACCGTAAACCATCATCATAACGTCACCTGTTCACCTAATCTGTATCCCGGAAACTGCCGCGACCTGCGCGGGTCAGCCGGTCTAATTCTGCCTTAACCATTTCCCCCACAGTCTTCGCCAGTTCGCGGGGATTCTGCGTCACCACGTTGTGCAGATGTACGTGAATTTCACCGTTAAACCCACCTGCAGCACTGTCATTTCTGGCGCTGTCGCCTGGGCGTCTGACCGGGGGTAACATGGCCTGCACAACAGGTGCCGCTGCCGCTGCAACAACCGGGGAAAGCGACGGAGCGATAGCGGCAGAGGTTCGCGCAAGTTTTGACTCCTGCCACTCACCACGTACTGCCAGGGCACGGGGCAGATTTTTGAAGACGATATCACCGGGGCCAATCCGTTTTTTCGTCTCCTGAAGCATGCCGCCAGTGTTATCAGATATTTTCTGTAGTCGCCGTTGAGTGCCATTATCACCGCCAAGCGGGGTGCTTCCGGCTGGCGGTGTGACCGTGCCTGTTTCTACTTTTTTGGGTGCTACTTTCGCAATATCACCCTGTAGAAGCGCGACCTTATCTTGTAGTAAAGCCGTGCGCTGCGCGTCCTCAATCTTCTTTCTGGTCTTTTCGGCCTCATCGGGTAAAACACCCAGCTTTTCCAGTATCCAGGACAGGGCATCAAGAAGGGCTTTGGCCGGAGTCAGCACCAGTTGCAGTGCACCGCCAAGCACGTTGCCAAAGATTTCCCCGGCGCTGGCGCATTTATCAAGCGTCTCTTTGCTGGACTCCATCGGGGTAAGGAGTTCTTTAAACCAGCTCCACACCTGACTGATGCCATTGCTGATTGCGTCAAACAACGGGCTGAACTGCGCAAATGACTCCCGCAGTGGCGCCAATCTTTCCATAATGCCGCTGAACACACCGGCAAAAAATGCTTTGATGGGCTCCCAGTATTTCCAGATAAGCAGGGCAGCTGCGACAAATGCCGCACCGACCAGACCTATCGGACTCAGTAACAGCGACAGCGCGCCGCCAAGCACCGAAACAGCACCGGTGATCATTCCCCACAACACAGGGAGACCGGTAAGGCGAAGCGCCAGCATCGCGATACCGCGTACAAGCGAGCCCAGCGCGGCACCAGGTGAGGCAAATACCGCCAGCAACATCCCTCTCAGCGGGCCCAAAATACCCGTCAGTCTGCCAGCCCCCCTAGCCATTGAAGAGAATGCAGCAGGCCAGCCTTTGATACTTCCCATCGGCCCGCCCATAAGCGCGCGCAACTGAGCAAACATCGGGATGGCCCGACCGAGTCCTTTTGTTCCGGTCAGTAACGCAAACCCAAGTTGCAGCTTTGCTATTGGCCCTAGCAATACCCCGACAACCAGAGACAATCCGCCGATGATGGCCGTAAAGGCCAGCGCACTGCCGCCGATAATCAGTAATGTCTGCGTTAACCGGGGATTTTCTTTTGCCCATGTAGTCATTGCCCCGACAACATCACTGATCCTCTGAACCAGTCCACGAAGTGGCCCGTCAAGCAGCTCTTCAATCTGAATGCGAAATCCTTCCCAGGCGCTGTCGAGGTTCTGCAGATCTCCATCAAGGTTATCCGCCATCTTTTTCGCGACTGTTGCAGATTCACCCTGCGCTTTTTTCAGCTCAGCCAGCAGCTTTTGCAGCTCACCACTTCCCGCAGACTGCACCAGGGCCTGGAAGGATTTGGCAGCTTCCTCACCGGCAATGTCTTTGAAGAACGAAAGTCTGTCCACATCGCCGTACTTACTGACGGCCTTATAAACATCAGCAAGGACAACTTCAGCCGGTCGCATTTTCCCGGTTGCGTCTGCAACGCTGACCCCGAGTTCTTTGAGCGCATCTTTGGCTTTGCCCGTTGGCGCAGCCATACGGGAGAACGTGGACTGCAACCCCGTACCGGCGATGCTGCCACGCAACCCCACGTTTGCCATCACGCCGATCATCGCAGTGGTCTGCTCAACGCTGACACCCAGCCCGGCCATCCCCGTTCCGGCGTACTTCATCGCCTCACCAATGTTTGCCAGGTCGGTGTTGGTGCGCGTAAACGCCGCCGTCAGCACGTCACTGACCCTGTCCATCTCTTTCGGATCCAGTTTGAACTGCGACAGAATATTTGAGCCGATATCGGCACTTTCGCCCAGCTCCATCCCACCGGCCAGCGCCATGTTGAGAACGCCGGGTAACGCAGCCTGTATGGCCTGTGGCGTGAATCCGGCCATCGCGAGGAATGCCTGACCACTGGCCGCATCACGGGAGTTGAACTGCGTTTCAGCCCCCAGCTTTTTAGCCTGTTCGCGCAGCGCAGCAAACTGCGGATCGGTTTTATCGAGACGCGTCAGCGCCCCGACGCGGGATACTTCCCTGTCAAATCCTACAGCTGGCTCCAGAAAACGCCCTGCCCCATAACCCGCAACGGTAGCGGCCCCTACGGCAACAGCTCCGCCACCGCGTAGCTTACCTGCAGTCTGCTGAGCATGGTCATAGCGTGCACGCGCCTGCGTCACCCGTGCCAGCATCTGCCGTTCGCGCTCCAGCGTCTGGTTGTACTGTTCGGTACGCCGTATGGCGCTTTGGATGGTTCGATCGCTGCCGGAAAGTGTGATGCCATGCCTGACCATCACAGCCGTCGCCTCGCGCAGCTTCTCTTTCTCACGAGTGCGTACTTCATTCAGGCGATTCAGCTTTGCCGTCAGCATTGCCATGTGTTCGCGCTGTTTGTCCGTCATCACGTTCCCGGCCTGCTGTGCCTGCCGGAGTCCGTTCAGTTCCCGCTGGGCCGTCTGTATTTTTTCGGTGGTTTTAGTGAAGTTTTCGCGCAGGCGGGCAAACGCTTTTGACTGCGTACCCAGTGATTTAATGTCGGTCTGCGTTTTTTTGAGGGAATCAGAGAGACCGCCCACACTCTGGCGGGCGGTCTCAACAGGTCGGGTCAGTTTATCGATCGCGCTGAAGGCGATACGGATATCAAGTGTCTTCATCTTCACGGGCTCCGCTACGTCGCGCGGCCCGTTCGCGCCAGGCGATAACCTCACCCGGATCCATCATGTAGATATCGGCGCGCGACCAGTTAAAAACAACAGCAATATCGGCGACCAGCTCTTCAATCTGGTCGAATTTCACCACCGTTACGGTGCTTCCGTCTCCGGCTCGTTCTGTGCTCCAGAGCCCGTAGGCACCAAAAAAGGCACGATCGCCTGAGAGAGCGCGATAAAATCAGCGGTGGCCATCGTTTTAATTTCGTTTTCTTTAAGACGTGGCGAAGTCACGCGCGTGAACAACGTAACCAGTGTGTCGGTTTTCATGTTGAGCACATCAGAGAGCGACAGGCCACGCAGAGAGCCGGACTGTTTAATTGCCTCGCTAATCTCCACATAGGTGATCGTCTCTTCGCTGCGTACAATCGGCTGGGCCAGCGTCACACCACCCTCAGCCGTTACTGGTGCAGTATCATTTTTTTTCATCGTTGAGTCTCCGGGCGGCACAACGGTGTGCCGCCGTCAGGGTTAATTATCAGCCCATTCCCAGGGCAGACGTGATGCGGTCAGGGTAGATATTCTTGCCGTCTTTCTTGTAGATAAAGTTCAGCAGGTCAATCTCAATAATCGGCTTATCGTCGATAGAGAATTTGTAATACGTCGATTTGAACGTGTATTTCTCGACGGTGTTTTCCCCCTGCTTGCTGTCACCACCGTCAAGCTCGGTAAAGCGTCCGCGCAGCTCCACTTCAACAAGCTGGCTGTCACCATCGGTGTAGTATTCACCGGCAAAACGCAGGCGGGTGCCGTCAATATCCGCGCCATATTCAAGAAAAAGCGCTTTAATCACGCCGCCAAATTCAATGGAGGAATCCAGCGCCCCGGCATCCAGACCGAGATCCACACCAACGGATCCAATCATGCCGCCACCCTGATAGTCTTCCAGCTTGCGGCTGAGTTTCGGGCGGGTAAACGAGGTGACTTTCCCGATCTGGTTATCACCGTTCACAAAGCAGGTAAACAGGCGGAGTTTGTGAGGAACAGCCATTTACGCACCTCCCAGAGAAGCAAACGCAGGGCCGAAGAATTCATCCGTGAAGGTCTGGTACAGCGTCAGATCTTCCAGCGGCGGCACTGGCGAGTATTTGTAGCGGATACGCACCCGCCCCTGACGAAGGTCGGTGGTGCTGTTGTCCACCACGTCATACCAGCATTCAGCGCCGATAAGCCGCCCGGACGTGACCAGCTTGTCAAGCTTCGCGCGGATACCGCTGATAACGTCTTTCACATTCGCCGGGGTCAGCGGTTCATCAATATCTTCAAACTGCGCTTCCGCGATACTGTCAGCCAGTACCTGCGCAGTGCGGGTGTAGACTTCAAAGATATAGTCTTTGGTATCCGGTGTGCGGTTGCCCCAGAAACGGAAACCATTACGCTTAATCACCGTGGTGATTTCTTTGTTGTTCAGCGCGTTGGCGTCGCTGTCTTCAGCCTGAAGCGACCAGAACACCTGTTTTGAAATCCCCAGCACGTTTTTTACCGGGACGTTTGACAGCGACTTGTGCCAGCCCTGAGTGTGATCGATTTGGGCACGCAGGCCGCAGGCATACGCCGGAGCCGGGAACACCTCATTTTTGCCAGACACCGGGTTATAGGCGATGAAGTCAGGCCAGATAAGCATCAGTTCGCGATACGCGAAGGTAGCACGGTAGGCGATGGCATCCGCCATCGTTTCACAGCCGTTGCACCCGGCATACACAAAGGCACGCAGCTTCTCTGCAATCACACACAGTGAGGACGTCACTTCTTCCGTGTCGAGATCGGGCGCTGACAGAATGCGCGGGCGATATCCAATGCGCTCATCCTGTTCTGCTACCAGCAGGGCATACATCCCGGTATACGTGCCATCGGGTTCCGTGCCGCCGATTACCAGCTGCGACTGCGTTTTTTTACCTTCACCGACTTCCGCTTCTGCGACACGAACGACGATGACTTTTGTGCTGACCTGGTCAGCAACTGCTTTCAGGCTCTTGTACAGCGTACCGGTCTTACCCGCCAGGCCCAGCACGTCGTTGACCCGATGAAGAAGAACGGGTTTATTCAGGGGGAAGGTGTCAGCATCAGCATCATCCGCCACAGCAACAATCCCGATAACACTGGAATCAATGTCATCAATGGCTGTCACCAGATCGGTGTTTTCTCTGACGCGGGCACCGTGGAAACGCTCTTCGCTCATGTTTTCCACCATTATGTTGTTTGAGTTCGCAGCAATAATCCCCTATGCACCAGGCCACTTCACGCATTAACAATTCTGACCGCCAGCCCACAACAAAAAGGGGTTATCGCTTCCCGCGCGCGCGTGAAATCATGCGGAGCAACGGAGGCGCTATGACACTAACCGACACACTCAATCTGAAAATCAACAGCGGGCTGGACAACCCGGACGATGCGATAAAGATCCCCGATTACAGCATCACCGCAGGGGGTGAAATACTGCCTGACCTGAATGACCGGATCATGTCGGTATCGATGACCGATAACAGGGGATTTGAGGCCGACCAGATAACTATCAGCGTAGATGATGCGGACGGCATGGTTAAGCTGCCGCCACGCGGAACACAACTGGCTTTATCGATGGGCTGGAAGGGTGAGCCGCTGATATACAAGGGGCTTTATACCGTGGATGAGATATCCCACGAAGGCCCGCCCGATACGCTGCAAATTACCGCCAGCAGCGCCGATTTTAGGGAGGAATTTAACGTCAAGCGCGAAGCCTCATGGCATGACGTGACGGTAGAACGCGTCGTCTCTGCAATCGCCCATCGCTATAAGCTGAAGGCGCAACTCAGTGAAATGCTGATGAATATCGAAATTGACCACGCTGACCAGACCGAAGAAAGCGACATGTCATTTTTAACGAGGATGGCCGACATGCTGGGAGCCATTGCCACCGTCAAAAATGGCTATCTGTTATTTATCCAGCCGGGCGGCGGCATAACAGCAGACGGTAAGGCGTTGCCCTCTTTCGCGCTGACGCGAAGCGACGGAGATAGACACAGGTTCCGAATTGCTGACAGGCAAGCTTATACCGGCGTGCAGGCGTACTGGCTGGATCTGAATTTTGGCAAAAAGAAAAAGGTAAGCGTCAAACGCCGAAAGCCGTCAAAGGAAAAAAAAGAAAAGAGCAGCAGCCGCGAAGGTGACTATATGGAAGGGGCTGAGGGTAACGTGTATGTCCTGCGGAAAACTTACCAGAACGAAGAGGCAGCAAAGCGTGCCGCTGCAGCTAAGTGGCAGCAGCTTCAGCGGGGGGCGGCGGAATTCTCGATCACCCTGGCGCGTGGACGCGCTGACCTCTACCCGGAAATGCACGGCACCGTGTCAGGCTTCAAAGCGGAAATAGACAACCAGGACTGGATAATTGCAAAAGCGGAGCATGTGATTGACGACAGCGGTGGATTTACTACGCAGCTGGAGCTGGAGGCCAAAATACCCGAATGGATAGCCGAAACGGAATAAGCAGAATACAATGGCCGGGAGTTCAACTCCCGTGGGGGAGCCATTATGTTCAGATGTCCAATTTGCGGCGCGTCAGCCCGTATCCGTACCAGTTCACCAATGAATGACACCAACACCGTCCGGCGTAAGTTTTATCAGTGTAACAGCCTGGAATGTGGCGTTGGATTTTCCACTCTGGAAAGCGTGGAACGCCTGACCCGGCGACAGAAAGAAAATCCGCTACCTGATAGCTTCGTTCCATATGATGCCTTTCCGTCATCACACCGGGGACGAGACCAGCTAAACTTGACACTCTAAAACAAATAACCCGCCACATAGGCGGGTTATTTGTTTTAGAGTGCAAGTGTTGGAGTTCTTACGATTATCTCCAGCCACATGACTCTTGTAATGGTTTTAGAGCTTCAGAAAGCCCTTTAAGATTGAAGGTTGTACTTACAGGATTCTCATTGTAAGGGGTTATCTGGGCAAACAGCATCTGACCGGAACTGAGATTTTTTATAAAGTCGATTGTTTTTCCACGATAAAACACAGCTTTTGTATCCGTTGAAATTGACCATGACTTATTTACTGCTTTTTGTTTGTCTAACCGGTACAGCATCGTTGTTTCATCCAACCCCAAATACACATCCCAATCTATAAATAATTCTGTTTTTTTCTCCCGGCAAGCTATAAACAGTGTAGGTGTTGTTGTCTCACCAAATGGCGTTCTAAACGATTCATTGCCATTGAGTGAGATAATAACGTTTTTTGAATCATCAATCGGAGACGTTTTTATATCTGTCTGCCAGTTTCCAACATCCCTAACAGAATTATCATCTCGTTTTTTAACCTGTGCACCTGCAAATGTTGGAGAGAAAAACCTGTCATAACAATCCAGTCTTTTTCCATCTGACGATTCATCCTTGCATTGATCCCTACTCTCAAAGTTTTCCAGCGACTTTGTGCGCGTCGGAGTTACAGCTTCGTCATAACATGCCAATCGCTTTACGTCATCAGGTTGACTTCGACACTGATTCGCTGCCACAAAATCCGTACGTGTGCCACCATCCGCGAACGCGACGGAAGACACAAGAGAGGTAATGCACGTTGCTGTGAGTAAAAGTCCTGTTTTCAT